ATGTCACCCTGACCCTGAAAACCAGATACAGAATCAATATACATTTCTAAAGGCACAGAATCTTTGTAATTAACTCGTTTACCTTCACCAAAAATTTTATCCATCTCTAAAATATTTCTGGGAATGTAATACATTTCTCTACCCATTGCTTTAATAATTTCAATGGTTAGATCCTCTGTAAGATCTTGTTCGCCAGAATAATCTTTAAAGTACGGATTTGTTGCCATATTAACCTGTCATAAAATTCACGGGCAGTTCGTATTCGTTTTGCATCTGCTGTTCGATCATAAGAATTTCATTGTTGGCTTCTGCGTAAATCTGACCACCACGCATCACCACACCACCTGGAAGTGCAACACCATCAAACTTAGCCATGTTTGCACCCCACTGACGCTTGATTAAAGCGGTCAGGTATCGTTTAAGGTAACGATCATTAAAAATTTCAGTGTACTTGGTGGGATCTAAAGCTGCATACGCCCAGATACAAATGTAGTCGCCAGCTTTTGTTTCTTGTCCCCAGTTCATATCCAGATAAAGTCTATTGGTTACTTTACTGAACACAATAGCCTTTTCTGGCTGGAACATATCTTGAATTAATTGAATGTATCTTTTGGTTGAATCGTAAGATGCAAGACCAAGAGAGTACACACCACTAAGGTTTCTGTTGATACCAAAGTAGTCGGTTAATGCTAATTGGTATCTAACGTCAAACATGTTGATGTTTGTAAACGGACCAAATTGCATTACTTTAATGATTGATACTATTTCTTTACCGGTTGGACCGTCTACTTCGTTTGGAGAAATTATTGATTCCGTATTAATGTATCGATTATTAATATCGGTTTGGGTTAATTGATACTTAAAAAATACCTTTTCAACACCATCAAAATGGCGTTCTGTGAAGTATTGGAGGGCATCATCTAAACGATCCTCGGCTTGTTGCCAATCGACGTTAATATCCACAACTGGGGCACCCAGTTGTCTAAATGCGTATTCTATGATGGTTTGTCTTGAATTTGGAGATGCCATAGTACTTCCTTGAAAGTATTTATGGCAAATTTAAATTTA